ACGGCAAGGGCGAACCTTGGAATGCCAGCTCAATCTACTGTCTTGCTCAACTAGTCGGGGTACACTGTGGCACTCACACTGGCTAGGACTCGAGACAGCAGACTTCAGTGCAGGAACCAATCCCGCACCTAGAGAAAATGAAACACTATTGCTGCGCCTTTCTCAAGGGCACAACGCAGGACAGGCTCCTGGTGGTCAAACCAACGCCAGGTCATCAATGGAACATCCAATTCCACGACGCGAACCACTGGAGCCGCAGCTCCAGCTGAGTAATTAGGAAGGGCATAGCCAGCACGTAGGATCTCAGCTCCCCACGCGTGCACGCCGTCTGCTTACTTGGTAGCAGAAGACTTGCGAGCAATGAGCTCGCCGATCATGTCCAGTGTAGACCCCGAAAGCGGCGGGGCAGATCGACTGGAACAAGACGACCCCTTGTGGTCATCCTCGAAGTCACTATCACAGGAAAGACGCATAGAACGCAGCTCACGAATGGCCGCACGCATCTCCTGGAGCTCAGTCTGCACAGTGGCAAACTGAGGAAAGGCCTTCACACCACCAGCCAGCGTCAGCACAGACGCTGGAAGAGAGATGATGAAAAGGTCCATCGCACCACTCGCACCGACCACAGTAGCCGGAGTGTAAGTGATGGTCGCTCCTCCAGTGGGGATCGTCACAGTCAGGTTGCACATGGCAGCCGCCGTGGTAGTTCCCGCAAGTGACACCGTTGCAAAGGTGGCGTCACGAACACCGGAGAGTGTCAGCAGGTTGAGGGTCGTACCCGTGCCAACGGCGCTGACAGTGAGTGCCGAGGCGCTAGTTGCGCCCGCGACAGTCAGAGCGAGAAGGTAATTGCCAGGAATGCCAGCTGGGAAAACCACAGTATTGGTTCCCAGGGTAATCCCGGTCAGGTTTGGCGACCCACCAGCAGCCTGAGTCGCACCGACGAAGTTATTAGCTGTCGTGGGAGCGATGCCGCTGAAGTGGATCACACCACCTTGCACAGTGGCAGCTTCGAGGACAGGGTCCAAGAGGCGCACACGGTAACGCACATGAAGTTCACCAATGTTGGTAGCATTGGTGCACCCCTGCGTGCACACGAATAGGTTACCCACATCGTAAGTCTTGAGGTCAGTAGCGGCCGGCTGAGCGCCAGGTCGCACGAACTTCGCCGGGCCGACACGCATCTGAGCGCAGTCGATCCTGAGGCGAATCTCCTCCGTACACGGCATACCATCAGCATGAGGAACAGTGTCCTCCACCTGCTGCTTGGTAGTCGGCGCAGAGTCAGTCGCGTCGTAGTCGAACGAGAGCATGACCTTACCAGCCTGCCCATTAGTTGCGAACTCCGACACCTCACGCTTGTAGTAGAACTCGAGCATCTCCCACTCGTACTTCTCGTAGAGAGCAGCGATGCGGTTCCCCCACGGAAATGAGGTTGCCTGACCAGGGTTGGCCGAGAACTGGGTGGCCACGAATCCGACAGATCCGTTGACCTCCGCAATGAACTCATCCTCCTCGATGACCTGCGAGCGGCGAGTGGTAGCAAAATTGCCACCACCAGACAGACCAATTCTGCCTGAACGACCAGCACGCGATCCGGGACCCTGGGGATACAGTGACAGGGTTGCCCCCTGTCCACGATTCTTCCGCTGGCGCTTTGCCTTGCGTCCAGCGGGTGGCGCAGACTTTCTCTTCTGCGTCTTGTGTTTGTTGGTTTGTTTGTTGCTCTTACGAGCTTTGTTGGATTGGAAAGAAGACATGGGCGGCATGGACAGGAGAGGCATACTTTTCTCTGACTAGTGATCCAGCGTGTATATAGCAGCAAGCACAACTACGTCGACATCTCGCATGTGGTGCTACGAACGACAACTAGGTGGTGTTCCCTTCGTCGTTTCCACAGAGGCAATAAGCTCACGGGTGTCTACTTCAACACGGTTCAACTAGAGATACTACATTCAGCAACTCTCCCAAATTCTTTTCACCCCCGTCGCCACAATTATGGCTGCCCGGGTTGGAACGATATTATCACGACTCGTGGTAGTCGGAGCTTTCTAAATAGCTGAAAGCTTTAGGCAAGCGTGTGCTCTGCATTCTTCCGGGCTGGCAACCGGCTGGCTCGCGAAGTGTGTCAACAAACATGGCCACTATGGTGGTGGCACCCTCTAAATCATGATTAGACATTTACTACACTCCGCCAAGAGAACGAATCTCGCAGGCTGCATTACACGCTTGGATTTACACACCAGGTTAAGCCCACACGACCGAAGCCGGGAATCTGCCTGATGCAACCAACGGTTGCACACGCTTTCATTGAGTAGGAGGAACGGTTTTCCTTTAAAATTACCGCCAACCAGAGCGAATCATAGTCGTTTTAATACCACCGGCGTATATGGTAAGACGCTTGGGTTCCAGCCCACGTTAGTGGGCATCTAGGCTGCTGCAGATCCGAAGATCAACTGCGGACCGGATGTATCACGGTCAAACAACAGCTGAGTCAGCGCACAATTCCAAGTGTCGCCGAGCTTCATGTGAGCCAGAGAGTCTTCAAACATCTTCTGGTCGCCGTGAGACCAATCGTACTGGTCAATCAGCGACAAATGCACTTCCACAGTAGGTTCGTGCATCTCACGTGTCTCCATCGCGTGCTCCAAGAACATATGGCGCGGCTTATGAGCTTTGAAGCCCTCAGTCAGCGCCAACACGCGGTCAATCACAGCCTTGATAGGAGGAATGAAATTGCAGGACTTACGCAGCCCCAATGCAACTCCTCTCATGACGCACTCCGGCGTAACATGCGCTGGTGGGTTAATGATATAGCCGAACTTCGCGAGCACCTTGCCCGGCTTTGGCCCAAACACCCAGCCTCCCGTGGTGAAATATAGTCGATTCGAGCAGAACTCAGCCTCTTCCATGTGCTTTCGGTAGATCGCCTCACTGTCAAAGCCGAGCGAGGCCATGCCAGTCTGCCAGTCGTAGCGCTTTCGCTCGACATGTCGCATGAGGTTATCATCGCCCTGCACCAGCATGCGAATGCTCTTGCGAGCACTCACCACTGACCTCCCCGTCCACTGACAGTAAAGGTAGAGATGCGAGAGCGCATTGATGATTGAATTCATCAACGACGTATACGGATCACCGCTCTTGCGGGTACCGTCGCACTTGTACTTCCAGCCATGCAGCGTGGTGCCATGTGTCGAGATGTTTGCCTCCATCAAATCGATCACCGCACGAGGGGCGCCAAACGCTCTGGCCAGCCACACCTCATACTCGCACCACGGACGACGAATCGAGCAATCGAACTTGCCCAAATCGTCCTCAAGGATCTCACCTTGTCCTTCTGAAATGAAACTGGCGGCATCCTCAGAGCTCACACCACTGGTGAATACGATGTTCGACTTCTTCGGGTTCCAGCGACGCTTCAGGAGGTCCTGAAGTGCCATGATCCACGGTCCAACGAGGACAATGAATTCAGGCATCGCGCCCTGGATCAACCGAGGTGCTTTGTCCTTCTCTCCGGCAGGTGAACAATAGAGATTGTTTTCAACCTTGACGAACGAGGACCTAGTCGTGTACATGTAGAGCTGGCCTTTGGTAAGTTTCGACTCTTCGTCTATTCCTTCCTGTACCAGTCGCTCCTGAGTTCGGCGCAAAATCGCCTTGACACTTGGCGAGGCATTTGATCTACGCAAATACTCCTCGAAGTTTACTGACTCCACCTTGTGCATGGCCGGGAACAAGAATTTGTGATTCTTCTTGCACCATTCAAGACATGACTGCAGCTCAGCAGCGATCGGTTCGATCGTATCCGAGAGCACACGCGCATACAGCGCTTGCTCCTCGTTATGCTGGTTGCTTGAGAACGCCACTGGCGCATAACCGGCCGTATCAAAGCCGAAAATCGCCTGGACGCCCGAGACCGCCTCCGGATCTTTCAAGTGGGCTTTCATCTTCACCTCGCCATCACACAGCCGAATCGTAGCTTTAGGTTTTAGCTTACGCGGCCGCGGCAAACGAGCACAGTTGATGAGCGGACGCACCATTTGGCCAGACGCGGAGCGCGTAGCATGGATTGGTCCAGGGTTGAGCTCAATGCCCACCAAACTCGGACGGTAGAACGGTCCCTGAAGGATGCTCTTAGCCGCCTCGCGCACCAGGGGTAGAGTGGCATCAATTGCCTTAACAGCGACACACCTCGCTACTCGACCAACCTGTCTCAGGAGAAACTTCGTGAGTGGTTTAGCCTTCCACAGAGCAATGCTCAATGTGACGGCTGCCACTACCGCAGTGCCAACGATGATCTTACCTCGACGCGTCTTCAACGCTCGGCGACCTCGTGTATAGCTTGCTGCTACCGAACTCTCCAAATACGCACCGACAGCAATACGAGAGAGCTCCTGCTGGAGATCCCACGACTGCTCGAAGGCAATGACTGGTGCGAACATGCAGGCATCGACCTGCTCCTTCGCTGTAATTCCCAGCTCACTACACATCTTTCGGCACTTGGCCACTGAGACGAGAAACTCTGCTCGGCTACGGGGCCTGTGCGCCCACCAGGTCTGAAGCTCCTCAACGAGGGAGAAAGGCAACGTTACCTCAATCTCACGCTCACGGAAATGTACTCCGTAGTGCTCCACAAACCAGGGGTCAACTGTCGGCATTCGCGACACGTTCCAGATACCCAAAAAGTCCAACATCTTGAACTGAGTGGTCTTGAAACCGGTCGAAAACACACGACGCTCGTGGTGCTCAATTAGCTGATCATCGCACTCTTCATGCTTGACAACAGCCGGACGCACACCTACGTCACGGAACTTGCTCACCGGCGCAACTGGCGCCGGGGCAACCGCCTTAACCATCGCTTCTCTGGCAGCCTGTGACTGGAGC